GCGGGATCTATGGTAAGAGTGCGCCCATTCCAAGTACCTATCAATCTACCGACTTTATTATAATATTTGCCGTCAGGTTGCAGTCCTGATGTTTCACCTTCCGCCACACCTTGCTTTAAGCAATGTTTTAATTCTGCATGTTCTAATTCTGCTAATGCTTCTTCTGCATTATTAAATCCTACTACATCATATCCTGATGCATAGTGTTTTACATACCATTGGCCGCCGCCTGGGCTTGCTTCTGGATCAATACCAATCTCACCGACAGGCTTACCACCTTGTTTAACAACTCGCTTAACTTGATCTGCGTGACCTTCCGCCACAACTTGTGATTCAGAAACTTTTTTAGTTTCAGCAAACATTTTTGATAAACGTTGTTCAACGTTGCTTACTTCACGTAGGCCTTTGAGAATACTGCCTTGTGATTCCACGCTTTCACGTATCTGTTGTGCTTTGGCTTTTACAGTTTCTGCAGGGGTTGGCTCAAGAGCTTTCAACTTACCTAAAATATTATAAATGTTATCGTGTGGGTGATTTTGGCTCATTATTATTGTCCTCTTTTACCTTGCAGTTTATTTTTTGTTGTGCCCATAGTACTAGTATTTCCTTGTGGGACTTTTTTATCGTTTGTTGTTGTGCCTTTAGTAGTGCCTTTTTCAAACACTTTGTCACCATTAGAATCACTGCCAGCAGTTTCAAATTTGCGTGTATGTTTTTCTAGTTCTGCAATTAGGCTTGCAACACGTCCTGGGCCGACTAACTCTTGTGCACCTTTAACGTCTTTTAATTCTGGATCATCAAGCAATGCACCTTTTTGGTCATGTCCAACTGATTCAGCTTCTTCAGTAAATTCTGCTTCATGTAAATTGCGTACATGCATCCAACTTGGATTTAATTGTGCACGTTCTTTTAGTGTCTGCATAATAGCAATATTGGTGGCAGGATATGCAACTTTAATATCAAATGTCCAGCACTCACAAGCACCGCCCCATTGTGGAAATTCTCTGTGCTCTTGAATTGGCAAACTTTTAACTGCACTGATACTTTCCAATTGGTAAGTTTCTAATGCCATTTTGATTTTGTCCATAGTTTCGCCTTTGGGATTGACACCGGCTAACTTAATACGGAATTCGTGTGGTCTTTGCAATTCAAAGACGTAAGATTGGAATGGTTTCATTGTCATGATCCTATATTGTATATTTAGTAGAGTTTAATATTATTTGTTCTGCTTGTTCAGGATTTGCTTTAATAGTTCATTGCGATCTAGCACAATGCCCTTGCCATCAATGGGCTCATCTGCATCAGCTGATCCGCTTTTGGCATCTTTCTTGATTTGATGATCAAGTCTAGCTTTGGCCAATTGTAAGTTAATCATTCTTAACTTCTTATCCATTTTAGCAGTTTTTGCTGTAATACTATGCCCCAACATAACCCCGGCAGTTTGCATTATAACCCCAGCAAAACGTGGGTCAATATTCATGCCCAAATCCATTAAGTCTATTGCTTTGTCTCTGGCCAAATCTGCTAGTGCATCAAGCTCTTGATCGGCAGTGTCCAAATCACGCACTGTGGGAAGTGCAATATCTATCTTGCTTATAGCACTGTCTACTTCGGCAAGAATGTTTTCGTTTTCTTTGATAAAATCCAATGCTTCCTGAGCCGTAACTTCATCTTCGGTACTTGAAGGGAGGTTCAGCAAAGTTTCTAATTTTTTAGTCATACCTTATTTATTTGGAGACACCTTGGTGAAAAATTTGTTCTTCGGTCAATATTCTAAATTGAAGATTGTGTGCGCTACACCAAGTTCTTGCGGCCTGCCACTTGGCCATGTTTAATACTGCGGCTGCTTTGTCTCTGGGACTGCGAGCATTTTCTAGAGTAGTTTCTTTTTTGGGTTTGACTTCCCAAAGTTCTGCGTGTTTTGCTTGATTTGCATCAGTGTACATCACAAAGAAGTCAGGCACATAAATTGTTTGCTTGCCAGTAAAGGGATTGCGATAATTTATATGTATCGATTCATTGGCCCATTGCAGGATCGAGGGATTGTTGTCCAACATACGCATTACTGCATGTTCCCAACTGCTACGATAATGTGGATCTTTTTTGCCTACATATTTGCTTGGGTTTGTTAATTGAAACATCCCATTGGCGTATTTGCTCATAGTAATATAGTTCTGGTTACGTAAGGACTAGTTTGTAGCGTTTTTCTTATACCTAATACGCTAGTAGGAACCCGATTGCTATTTAAAAATGCAACCAAATAACTACTTAACTCCCCTTTGGGCAGAGCCTGAAACTGTGCTAAAACTGTCAATGGATTTATGCCTTGTGCTTGTGCCGTATATAATACCGAGGCAGCTAGATTTTGTGCGGTTGCGGGATTTTCTGCATACTCTTCAAAAAATGCATTTATTGCATCATTGGTGTTACCGCTAACATTAAATGGTACACTATAAAAATTATTAAAGTACCGTGGTGCAGGATTAGTTTGTGCACTTTGATTTGCTACTGGACCGGTTACGTTTGTTGCTGTTGATGCTTGAATGTTTGACATATAATATTAAGATAATGAATTAGAAATGTCTGAAATGTCTAAGGATGTTTCAATAGGCACTGAAGAAGTGTCAGCAGCCCAAACGCCAAGATTGGTATCAAGATATTGGTTACTTAATTCAACATAGCCACTGTCTACTGCAGGTATACCTGGATTGACTGCATCTGCCGGCAACGTTGTCGACGATAAGATATTGCCATTGCTATCTTCTGTAATCTGCGTAAAGGTTCCATCGACGTTGGGAATAGTAGAAATTTGATTGCCATTGGGTAAGGCTTGCGAGACCGTACCATCAGCAGCAATAGTTGGCGGAGGCAATGCCGGACGTGTTAAGTCAGCCCAAGCTCCACTAACAGTGGTACTAATACTTTGTCCAATACTTTTAAAGTATGGTGTAATTGTTTGGCTTACAAAAGTATTTACGGCTGCACTTGCAGCACTAGTTACTGCTTTGGTTGCAGCACTTACCACCATGTTCTCAGCAGTTTTAATTACTGCTTGTGGGTTGGCAATAGCAGCGGCACCTAGTGCCAATATACTTTTACCATTGGGGCCTAAACCTGCTGCCAAGCCACCAGTTACACCATTGGCCAACGAAGTTGCAGCACTTCCGGCAATGCCAACACCTGCTGCCGCTAACTGTGCTCCTAGTACTGCTCCACTAGTCAATCCTTGCGTTAAGCTACCTAAAGCTGGCATACTTAATCCGCCATTGTTAGTTCCACCGGCACCACTCATTGCAACAACTGCTCCGCCAAATGCTTCTGCATAAGCAGCACTTGGTAGTACTGCGGCTGCCGCTAATGTTTGTTGTGATAGTAAATTGGGGTTAATATCTGTAGCGTTGTTTGCTAAATCTGTAATTGTACTTGGGGCATTACTAAAACCTCCCATGCCATCTGGAATCAATTGAGTGCCACCACTTCCAGTTAAAGGACTTGGTGTGTTATCATAATGTAAATCTATGTAGCCACCAACTGTTCCAGTTGTAGTATATCCTGTCATGTATTTTACAGTTTCAAACTGTACAGTCATATCATGACTCATTAATCCTTGTTCGCCGTTGACATGGTCACCATGTTTAAAGCTGGTAATAATAGGATTGATTAATTCATACTCACTAAAGTTTTTTTGATACAAACTATAAATTCTTATTGCTTGTATATACTGGTAGGGTTGATTTGCTGCACTTTGGTTATAGCCCACTGCTGGTCTAGGAGTATACCCCCAATCGAAAGTTTGTCGACTATTGTATTTTGTTGGTGCTGTATATGTAGCATCTGCGTAATCAGGATCTCGATAATAGTAGCTATAATAGTCGTACCAAAAACTTCTTACAGTATCGCTTTGGTCGTCATGAAACGAAATAGTTACAGCATCATACTTGATATTATTTTGTACGTAATTTTTACGATTGTATGCGTTGTGTTCTTTGAATCCAATTGTATATTTTGGTAAGTTAACACTCTTAACAATCATTCCCAATTCTTGAGTAGTAGTATTTGATATGTTTGTTATTAATGGATTTAAGTCAAACTCTACATAAAATAAAAAATTGTATTTGGGACTTAGTCTGAAATTTCCATCAACAAAAATTCTTGCAGCATGTCGATAATCTCGTAATACTGTTTGTGGTGTATTTTGAACTTGTCGAACTTGAGTAGTTGCTTGTGTTTGTGCTTGACTATCCAACGGCAATTGAAATCCATTAGGTGGTGGCGTTGATGTTGATGTTCCATCATACCGTGACTGCAATGCAGGTCCTGGTAAATCAGTAAATGGATTAGGTGTTTGGCGGATCATTGTTGGCATACTAATATTTAGTCAATAAAAAACCCGGTGGTTATTCCGGGTTAGTTGGAGAAGATAATTTTTAGTTAATGCTGGTGCCAGGTGTTTGTGTTACTACACTTGTGCCAACTCCGCCACCAATAGTTTGGATAGCATTGTCAAACTTAATTGTACAAGCAATCTGAACTGGATCACTGCTCTTATAATCCATCTCACCATAATCAACTTGGCTTAAGAAGCATCCATCCAATTCCCATTGTTCAAGAATTGTTGGAATTGAAGCTCCGTTTCCGCCATCTAGTATATCATATACCAATTGGAACTTATAGTTGATTCCAGATGCAGCACTTGCTTGCTCCAAGAAGTCAAATTGCTTCTGAATTTGCTCGCCAACTAGTCTACTTACCGACCCTGTTGCGTCATCACGTAAGTTAACTGTGGTTTCTTGCCACTCAGGTTTACCTTGTAAATATACTTTACTATTGTAAACGTCAATTGTGATTGGGTTGAAATTAACGTTTGGACGCTTAATATCAACCACTTGCTTGGTTAGCTCTGTAGTAGGGCTGGTAACGCCAAAATTAACAAAAGTAGCGCGAAAGCGATACTTTAACTTGGGCATTAACAGACCTTGTGAGGCACTACTTTGATTGTTTGCCAACGGTACTGTAAATTTACTTAACGATGCTACTGCCATATTATTCTCCTATTACTCTTATTTATGCGATTCTATTAAGTAGAAGTCGCTCCTAGTGCTGCGATTGTTCCAGGATTATACAAGGCAATCGGTATGTAAATAAACTCAACATCTTTCATTGGCTCAATTGCTACGTCAACATAAAGTTGATTGTTTGCAATAACGCTTGGAGTGTTATTGCTTGTATCGCAAATAACCAAGAAGTCATAAATGCCTCGATGACTTACAATATTGTTTAGTGCGCTTTCAATTTGAGTTGCAATTGACTTTCTTGTAATAGTGTCATTTGGTTCAAATAAGAATCCATTACTAATTGTATTCAATATTCTTCTTAGATAGTTTTCTAAGCGAACAACGTTAACACGGTTACGTGATGTTGAATCACCACTACGTGTTTCTTGTCCCCAAATTACAAGACCAACTCCCGGAAGTTGTGTAATTGGGTTGATATCAATTTCATATAATGCATCACGCAAACCTTGATTGATACCGTTATGTATAAATGCTCCAGTAGCTTGATTTACATAACCAATATCAGACAAGTTGTTTACTAGTCCACGGTGTGTTCCTGCTGGAGCAAACCAAGGATAAGCAACGTTGTCGTTATACAAATATGTACGTAATGCCGCATGACTTGCAGGAACTACAACTGTATTTCCAGATAAGTCAGTTGTTTGGCCGGCTGGATAATAAACTGCTAGGTATGGACTTGCTGTTGCTAATCCTAATCCTGCCCAATCTCCAGTATTGTTGCTCCAGTTTGTTAGTTCTGTTGCAGTTGGTTGCAGTGTAATTGGTGTGTCGCCAATAATAAATCCAGTGTCTCCACGATTGTCATTTAACGCAACCAAGTTAGGAATCAATTCTGGGTATCCAGGTGCACATAGTAAATTAAACTGGTAATTTGATTCAATTACATCAGTGTTACTATCTAGGGCGCTCTTCATTGCTGCTACTACTAGTGCACGTTGTGCATCAGAACCAGCATACATAACTCCGTGTGGATCAAGTCCACTTGCGCTTACCCAAGAATTTACCACGCTTGGTAATGATCCACTTGTTCCTGGAGTAGTACCAGGATTTGGGAAGTTAGCAGGACTAAAATAGTTTTGTACAAACTTCTTGACATTAAATCCGCTGCGTCGTGTGTTGAACAATAATGTTCCACGTGGATATAATCTATAGTCAGGAGCGTCTTGATCAATCCAAGAACTAAACAATAATCCTTGTGATACGCCATCGCTGATTACAGGAATTACTGCGCTAACTGGATCGTTACCACCACCATTATCCCAACGTGCATCAGCAAAAATAATACCGTTATTGCTTACATGATCTTGGTTGTTAATTGCTACCCAAGCAGTTCCGTTGTAACGACTTAGATTTGGATAGTTAACTAAATCACCACTGTTTAACCATAAGTCACCAGCCACTAGGCTTGCACCACTAACTTGGCTAGTTGGTGCGCTTGGACTAATAATAACTCCAGTGATATCAGTACTTGTTAAGTTGTAACCTCTAATATCGCTAGTAACTGTGCGGTATCCCTTCCAACCATTGTTGTTAATCATAATATCAACATCAGCTGGATTGCTATAATACCACAATGTTCCATTGGTAGGACTTGCATATGGTGTTGTTTTGCTATACTGGATGTTTGAGGTGATTTGACTAAAATTACCAATTACAACTGCCCCAGTAATATTGTTAGAACGGAATCCAGAACCAACTGAATTATTTGCAAATCCTGCATTGGTTAGCGGAGTTCCAGATACGTTAACCAGGTTAATTTGTCCACCAGTTGTATGCGTAATTGATATTGTGCCATTGGCATTTAGTGCTGCTGTAACATAAGGAATTGCTGCTGCTTGTATTGCTGACACAAAACCTGCACTAGTAGTTGCACTTAGTGTAATTGTAGCACTATTAGTTGCACTGGTACCAGGTTGTGTTGCTGTAAGAGTAAAGCTATTACCAATTGTAAATGCAGTTGGTATTCCGCCAGTTCCCACTGACTGTACGCCAGGTAATTGTACTGCAAATCTCAACATATTTGATGTGTAGTCTGACACGTTGTAAGTTGCAATGATTTGACCGTGTTGAACATTAACGCCTCCGCCTAGTGGATCAAGTCCATAAATTGCACCGCCATAGTTTGAATATAAAGGAGCAGCAAGTTGATTCCATGTTCCAGTAGCCGCACTATATTGACTAAACACTGGATTAAATCCACCGCCGGTTGCTGTTGTTTTCCACCACAAGCTACCGCTTGGTCGTGGTTGAGTATCTGTTGAGAACCAACCACCAGAAGGTGTTTGTGCAAATGTTCCATAGAAGAAATATGGGCAGTAAAATACTGATGGTGAACCATAAACTGTTGATACCGCTGCGCCAGCTAAAGTTTTAATACCACTAGCTGCCAATGGAGTATTTGCTCCATCAACCAAAGAAAGTGTTCCTGCACCGCTGGCAGCAGCACTTGTTACAAAGAATGTTAATTGATTGTTAATAGCCGCTGCACTTACCCCAGTAATTGCTGCGTTATTAATTGCAGTTACTAAGTTGGTTAAACTTCCTGTGCTAACTGTTACGTTAGATCCATTGATTTGCAAAGTACTGCTATTTGTAATTGTTGGGCTAGTTGTAGTTCCTTGTACTGCTGGAACTGAGTTTTGCCATGTTGTTGATCCAACTTGACACCATGTGTTGTTTAGGGCGCCAGCTACGTTACCTGAAACGCTTGTTGTAGTTATTTTATAGAACAATCTAACGGCATTGGTAATTGATGTTGAAGACCCAACTGCGTTTGCAAATACTAGAGCATACTGTCCTGGATTACCAACAGTGCTAATTGGAGTTTGCACTGGATAAGAATAATTGCTGTCATTAACCACTTGGCTTGGATCAGTAATTAATAATAAATTGCTATCAATGCTGGTAAATGAACTGGTGCTTGAATTCAATGAGTAAATACCAAATTCAGTTGCTGCTAGATTCAACCAATATGTTCCATCGGCTTCATCTCCTGTTGGGCGAATGCTTGTTCCGTTTAATTGATCCAAATCAATGTTTGCACGAATCGCATACAATTGATTGCCAAGTCCTAGTGCGCTATATGCAGTTAATAAACCATATTCGTTTGTTTCAGCAGCATTAACTGGAGTACCAGAAGAGCTTGTTTGAAACATTGGTGCGCCTAATGCAGTTACTAAGTCTCGTTGACTAGTAAAAGATTGCAGTTTTCCTGCATAAGCTGCCGAAGTTCCTATTGCCGGAGCTCCGTTATATGTTTTGTCTTGTGCAGTGGCTAGTATAACTAGTGGTACTGAACCTACATTGCTGTTTACATATTGACTTTGGTCATTTACGGAAATTTCAATTCCTGGGGAAACTAGTGCCATGGTCATAATCCTTTATAATACATGTTATGAATATTTAGTTATAATGCCAAAATTCCATGGTATAGCAGGAGCCTTTGCAAAGGTTTCGTATAAATATTGCTATGTTGAAACGTGAATTATGTCCAATCTGTAATGTAAACGCCTGTGCCATTAATTATGTCAAGGACGAAGTGTACCACTACCGTAGTAAGTGTAGTAGTTGTATTCGAAAGGGAAGAAAAAATAAACCAGTGCCTGCTTGGGCCAGGTCAGGATATACGAAAAAACCGCAATGTGAAAAATGCGGTTTTAAATTCAAGTTCCCCAAGGAACAAAGTGCGGTATTTTATGTTGATGGTAACTTAAAAAATAACAATCACTTTAATCTCAAGACTGTGTGCTTGAATTGCGTACAAGAGGTGTATAAGAGCCGACTACCTTGGAAACCTGCGGAGATTGTACCAGACTTTTGAGTTGGGTAAACAACTCGTCAATTGTGTCATTATTGTCTATCTCTGCATCAAATTCTGTTCCGGCCCAGGCAGTCTCACTGGGGTGTACTCCTAGAGTTTTTAAGTTTTCTATAAACATTGCTTCGCCAGCATTTGCTCGTGTAGCAACCTCGTACCACTCAGGAAGCGGTCCACGTTGTATCCAAATTATCCGCCCACCTTGTGCTCGTATTGCCTTGATCTCGTTGGGGAATCTGCAATCAGTGATAACAATATTGTCTCGGCTAGTACGGATCTTGTTTTCTAGACTTGCTATCCACATGTCATCATGAAAGCCATTCCGAACAACTTCAGTTCCCCATTGTTGTAGTACATGCCTTGGTGTAATGTCTTGTCCCAGACGTGTACTCCACCATTCATCTCGTTGTTCTCGCCACTCTCGACTTTGGGTAGTTCTGCCCTCAAGCAATTGTCGATCCCAGCCAAATACGTTGGCAACAGCGTCCTTTAAACTTGAAGCAAAACTTTCCCTACGATATCCGTGAAAGTTAACCAAATAATCAGCGGCAGTGTCTTTGCCTGAACCAATTAAGCCAACTAGCCCAAGTATCTGTTTATTGTTTGTGTTTACATTTGTCCCCATGCCACCTCCCAAAGTTACGTGCATCTACAGTCTTGTTGCAATGATAACATGTTTTCTTAGGTTCTGCAAGATGCGATTCACTCATTCTTTTTCGAGACTCAATTGAATGTGCTTTTCCATAAAAAGGATTTTCTTTTCCAGAAAAACCTGCACGTCCTTTATTTGCTATGCTTAATTTTTGTTTTGTAGTGTCAGACACTGGGGGTTTTTGTTTTGCAGACATGGATTTTTTGATCTTAACTTCGTTAGAATCTTTTGTGCCTAACCTGGCTTGTCTTATTTTTTCTTTTGTTTCTTCAGAATGTGATTTTCCATAAAATCCATTTTTTACACCAGGATTAGATTTTTTACTATTTTTAACTCCGGTGTATAATTTAGATAATGCATCTGCATGTTTTATTTTTAATTCTTCATATGTTTTTGAAGTTACTTTATACCGTTGTTGTCCGGGACCTTTTAAATTACACATTCCCCAAGCGGCATGAATTAATTTTCTTTTAAATTTTTCTGTTGTCATTTTAGTAAGCAATAAATGACAAATAAAATGCTCCCTAGCAGTCAATGCTACAATATTGGAGGCAATGTCTTCCCCTCCAATACTCTTGGGTATAATATGATGTTTTTCGGTATATCCCGTTATGGATCGATTTTTTGCGTCGGCAATTATACTGTTATACCAACTTGTGTATTTGTTATCTAAAAACATTTACTACTCCTTTGACTTATTTAGTCTAATTGGAATAGGATAAGATATAGATTATGTCAAGTTATTTGCGTTTCAATGTTACCGGTTCACGTGCTTTGACTGGACTTGTTTTATGTATCTCTGGATTCTCGCTTGAACCATTAGGTGTTAATCTATGTGATTTAACTCCAAAGGCTTTTTCAGCTTGGTCAAGTATATCATGCTCGCCTTGTGAGTAGGCTACAGTAACTAGAGCCTGTCCGCTTGGGCCTTCTTTCTCGGGTTCAAATTCATATTTGCCATCGGGTGCGCCAGCACCAGGTAAGAAATGTGCTGCAAAACGCCAAGGAGCATAGGGACTTGAGTTATCTAAATTTGGATGATTCTTCATGCCCGGAGTAGCATTAACATGGCTATCAGGCATGCGACTTTCTTCAGTAATAATTTCTTTAATTCTCATAATGATATTTATCCCATAATCCAGGTTAATGGTTGTGATCCATCGGCATACAACTTCAAGTCTTCTTCTAGTTTTTCCATTTCGGCTTGTGCTTCTGTTTTTAGATCAGCACCGTTTAGTGTAGCTCCGCCCTGCGGGCCAGCTATTTGACTAAACTTAGAGCGTGCTTCGCCTAGAATTCGTTTACTGAAGCTATAAGCATAATCTTGTATCCATGGAAAAATCTGCGGATCATTTAATAACATTGAATCAGGTTTTATATTATCAATTTGTAGCAACACACTTTCATTTTGTGTTGGATCAGGGTTGGCTCCTTGGAATGGCATTTTACGAACTAGTGTTAGCTTTTTAGTAGTTCTGTTAAATGTAAAATTCATAAAACCACCAAACATGGTCATGGCCAACTTTTGATAGTCAACAAACAATTCATAGTTGGTAAGTCCGCCAACACGTCCTGCGGTTAACATATATGTATTCAAGTAACCGCTAGAGAACGGTTCAAATTGACTTGCTGTAGTTCCTGTCACACTTCCGATACCACGTCTGTAAATAGCCCTAATGTTTTGTATCTCTTTGGGCATGATGTATTCTTGAGTCTCAGGCAATAGTTGCAAGAACGCATAACTTTCTTCGTATGCATTTTGTGCTCGTTGTCTGTACTTGATCATGGCTTGATTAATTGCCATTTCATAGTGTTCTTTTTCAAGCTCAACATCAACTATACCATCTGCCAAACGCATACGAATGTAGTCGGTTATTGCTGCACGGATTGAGTCGTTGGTATTGCCGTATGCCCAATTTGGATCTTGTACGCCAGGAAATGTTACTGTGCTTGATCCATCAAAGGCAATGTGTGCCCCAGATTGTGCGCCTGTATTGGCATTAAAAAGACTTGGAGCGGTTACATTATTTTGATAATCATAACCCGGCTCAACTGTGACATTACTTGTAAATGGTGTACTCATGAAAAATCCCGTATAGCGTATTTATTACACTATTACGGGATTGGCTAGTATTAAACTGCTTTAAGTAATACTATCTCTGCGTTCATTCTGCCGTTTAACTTACTCTCTGTGGCTTTGACATCATCCAAGAACTTTCTTAGCTGAACTTTGCCGGCTTTTGCAAACTCTCTAAGTTGTTCTTCAGGCTTACGCAGGGTTTTGCATACGCTCTTAGATTCATCAAAATTAATGATACTAGTACCTTTCACACTCAAAGTCTTGTACGCTTCTGCAACATACTTGCCTAGTTTGCGATACTTGGTGTTGTAGATCCAGAGCTCAGTAGCACCTACAATTTCTGCAGGATTGATACTAACAATCTTTAGTTCGGTATGCGTTTTAGCATATTTGAGTTTGGCAATTACCTTTTCTTTGCTAGGAGCCTTTTTAACTCTAGCTTTCTTGAGCGACTTTTTAACTCCACGATACTGTTCGATCGCTGCCATCAAGTTGTCAATCCAAGCAATCATTCGCTTGAAATCTGCTGCCTTGTAATGTGCATAACCTTCTTTTAAGTCTGCATCTTTTTTGGCCATTGCCAGTTCAAGTTCCTGTTTACGAGCTTTGTATAATTCCTCATACTTGCCCAATTGGCTTTGTACTACATTCTTGGCAACTAAAAAATCATAGGGCTTAAAGTCTGTTTTAATTGCTTTTGTAACATCATCATACACACCTTCGATGTCACCAATGATCTCGCTTGTTTTCTCATTTAAACGATCTTGGATTGTGGGAGCTCTATATACTTCTTTGACTTCTTCTACAACCTCTTGCACTTCAGGCTCGGCGCCATCAATTGCTTTTAGAATACACTCATCCAAAAATTCAATATGTCTAGGCTTTAGGGGCATATTAGCACGAATATGTGCCATAATCAAACAACATGCAGTCATTGGAATACTGCGATCACCACTACGTTCAAAGGCTTTAATTTGCTCTTTGTTAAAACGCTTGGTTTGTAAACGCACCCATTCTACAACATTTTTACGTGCATCTTTTTGACTGTAGTAATAGTTGTAGTAGTAAAAACTTTTTCTCAGTTTGTGGTCAAAGTCTGCATCACTCAGTTCAATATCGCTGGCGTCCCAGTCGGGCTCGCCTCCGGTGTACTTTTCATCGTGAAAAGCCGGATTACGAACCTTGGTTTGTTTGGTCTTGATCTTGATGCCTGCAAC